TCTTTGGTCGCGTTCAGGAACAGATCCTTCTTCTGCGACTTGCGCCGTTCCGTCTCGGCCGACTCTACCCGCTTCTTCAGTTCGTCTCGCTCAGTCTTAATCCCTGTCAGGATGCCCTGCATCTCTGCCAACTGGGCCTTGAACTGGTCTAGCTCCGGGTTGGTCTTTGGCTCTTCCTTGGGCTTTGTCTTGGATAGTTCCTCGATCTGCTTAGCCAAGGCCTCGCGCTGCTTCTTCTCTTCGTCCAGCTGCGCCTTCATCGTCTGTTCGATCTTCTCGGCGCCCTCACGGAAGGCCTTGCTATACAGTTCATTGATGAACTTTGTCTGCTCAGCGTTGAACTTGACTTTGTCTTTATTTCTGGCAGCTTCCTCGGCCGCCGCTTTCTCTGCCGCTTCCTTTTCTGCGGCTTCCTTGGCCGCTGCTTCTTCGGCGGCCTTCTTCTCTTCGTCAGTCATTGGACCCTTCCTTACGGAAGTCTTTGCTCTGGGTTAACGTGCCCAGCCCACGGTTATTAAGATTTCTTACTGCGAACAGATGACCGCCGGTTCGCGTCGGCGTTGGCTTCTTTCGTCGCGGCCCGGCTCTTTTGCCGTGCCCCGATGCGGCTGTCCGTGCCGAGCCGTTTCTGCTCATTACCCTGAATCAGGTTTGCTGTGGAGGGCACGCCTTGGGTCGCTTTGATATCGGCCAACTTATAGCCTTCGACCAGTTCATCGTCCGACAGCTTGTCAATCTCGGCCAAGATTTGAGTCATCTGCTCGGCCGGGATCTTCCCGTCGAATTCCCGCACCACACGTTTCCATTCCTCGCGGATAAAGGTTGGTGGGAGAACCTTAAGATTGTTAAAGATGGTCGAAAGCTGCAGCAGCAGGTCTTGTAGATTTGTGATACTGTAGTCATCGCGGTAAGCGATGATGCCATCTGCCCAATCCATGTCCTGCAGCTTGGCCCAGATACCCCAGAGACTCTGTTCGCCAGATTGCATCAATTCCGCCTGCTTGGCGATCATTGGGATAGTTCTGGAGAAGGCCGCCTTCTGCGCATCCGCACTTGGGGCCACGCCTTGGCCGAACACCTCGGAGAGGATGTCCTGCGCAGCTTGTCGATACATCTCCCTGATGCAGGTCTCGCGTTCCGCCTGGATGAACTCTGCTGGGTCGATGGGCGGCGAGATATATTCGGGCGGATGCTTCGCATCCCGAGGAATCCAGAGGACGTTGTTCGTGCCTATGCGGCCGTCTGCTCGGTCTCGTGTGGGGACCGCAGCACCCTGTTCCATAGCCAGCACGTTAAAGCACTGGCGAGCCAGAAATTCTTCCAAGTACGAGGTCTGGTTGAAGACGGCCCGATTCTGGTAGGCAATGTCATTTAAGAAGGAGACTCCAAAGTCTTTATTAAACTTCCCGCGCTTGTAGAAGAACTGGATGAAGGGAATCAGGCCCCAAGCATTCGGCAGCTTCTGCTTTGGTAGGAGTTTAGGATTGGGCTCGTCAGTAATATCAATCTTAGAAATGACGATCTGGTCCAGATACCATTCTGTGTAGCGCTCAATCCGACGAAAGCCCCGCCGCGACCCTGCTTCCCAGTAGATTTCCTTCCGCTTCATGTAGAGGTAATTCCCAAACTGGTCAGTGACCCAGTCTAAGACCTCCAGCGGCCGGACATGGTAAAAGTAGGGGACCGTCAGCCCTAATTGTTCGGCCCGGGCCAAGCTAAGAGGCGTTCCGGCTTCATCTGTGGGAATCTGTGGCTTATCAACGCCCACCCAAGTGTGGCCGAAAATGCGAGCCTCTTCTGCGACCATCTCCATGAAGGCATCCAAGGCCGTCCCAGAGCGGTCCACATTATTTTTGAAGTTGTCAAAGATCGGCTTAATGTCTTTCGTAGGGGTGCGAGATACGCCCTGCGAATAAATGAACTCAGGCACAAAGTCAACTAAGGCCTGACAGTAATTAACGTAGTAGGCTCGCTTCAGACGGTCCTGAAAATCCTCGGGATGCTCCCGCTGATGTCGGAACAGCGTCTTGTCCGAGATATACTTACTGCCGCCCTCATAAGACAGAAGAAAGAATGTCCATTCATCCTTCATGTCTGTATAATCCGGATGCTCAGAACGTAGCCGTTCAAGCTCCTTCTTTTGGCTTTCGGTTAACTCGGCCATCAGAGTCCTCGGACTTGGCCCCAGCTGTACTCAAAGGGCTCTTCCGTGCATTTCATGGTCGCCAAGGCCAAGGCAATCACGGTGTCGTCGTGCATTCCTTCTGGGGCGCCGTACTGGATCTTCCCCGTATTGGTGACGTTTGAGGAATACGACATCAGTTCATGCTCTAGGATTGACCCCAGCGTGGCCGAGCGGTTCTCGGGATCTTCTATGCCTGCCTCGCGGTAGGCCTCTTCGGAAGCAAAGGGTAACTGTATGCTTCCACGTTCCATAGCCAGCTGGAGGGTCTGAATCAGCCGAACCTTGGGCTCGTTATTGAAGATGTTGTAGCCCTCGCAATTCGCATAGACACCTGCGATAGTGTCAAAGGGCACATCTCCGACGCCTGTGCTATCCATCAGAATCGAGGCCCGGTTCCATTCCTTGGCGGTCCGCACGGCCTTGTCGATGTTCAAGTTCCAATCAAAACTCTGGAACCGCTCAATGTGGACCACCTTCTTCAGGGTGGCGTCCATCACGACAAAGACCGTATAGTCCTCATGCTTGGCCCAGTCGATCCCCATGACATACCGGCGGCCCGGGAGAGGCTTAGCCAGTAGATAGCATTTTTGGGAGCCTTTGATATTGCTAAAGACCCCGGCCCCATCTTCAAGGAATTCGGCCAGAATTTCCTGTCGAAACTGACGGTCGGTAAAGTTCCGCCGCAGCGTTTCGATGGCTTCCTCAGAGATGAATGGGTTGGCCGTGGTCGGCAGCTGATAGGACCAATACTCAGGATTCTTCTTGCGAAGTTCTGGATACCAACCTTTGGCCCATTCCTCGTAGAACCAATTCCGGCCCTTGGGCGTGCTGATGATTCGCAGCTTTCCCTTGGTCCGGGTCAGTGTCGTCATGACGCTGACAAAGGAGTCCCGCTTCCAATATCCGGCCTCGTCAATGACACAGGCATGCACGCCTTCGCCACGAAGACTTTCTGGGCGGTCAGCGGATCGAAAATCTATAATCGATCTGACCCGGCCATCGGTATAGAGCAGTTCATAGACCATCTCGCCTTGACTGGCCCGCTTCCGCATTCTGGATGGCGGGAGAAGGCGGCCCATGGTCTTAAAGGCGATGGCGGCCTGCTTATAGGTCGGGGCCGTCCACCAGCAGAGTTTCTGCTCACCGTTCCACGCTTCTCGGATCAGCCAATTACAGAGGCCGAAAGTTTTCCCTAGCTTTGACCCGCACGCGGCAACGACAATCCGGTGCGGGTCATCGACGAACTCCCGCTGGCGTGGATGGAGCCAGGGGAGTTGCAGCCTGACAGGCTTGATGATCTGGCCGTACATCAATTACCGGCGGACAACAGCCACGGTGAGGCTGGTCACGCCAGAGTAAGTGATGTTCACAAAGCCGTTCGAATCGTTGAATCGATCCTGGGAGAATGGGCCGATCCATTTCTCGGCCCCGGCGGCCACAGTGACGACCAAGTCATGATTAGAATCGGCCGCTGCCCCGAAATTACAGGTCCCAGGCGAGTCGATGGTCACCGTAACAGATGAGGCATCATCGTTCCGGACGAGGAGGCGTTCATTGCCGCTGTTGGCAAATTTATCGCCGCCGCCTGAAGCGGCACTAAAGGTAATTGCGGTGCCGGAGACGGCAGTAGTCTGAGCAGAAAGAGTTGCCATTGATGGACTCCAGAATCAGTGCATGCGACCGTCGCCGGGATGCACATAAGGGATAGGTGTGCCAAAGTCCGCTGCCGCTGCCCGCACATCGGCTGGGTCGGCATAAGACTGGGTCAAGAGGATATGAAGGACGATATGGAAAGCCTGTTCGCGGTCGATGCCCCAGTGCGTTAGAAAGTCAAGAACATTGACAAATTCACGCTCCTCGGGTTCGTCAAACAGATTCATGTTCGCCTTCTGTGGTCTTTGGCTGGACGGTAGCTACATCGTCCGCAATCGTGGCGACCCACTCTTCGCTGATGGTCGTCAGTCGGCCCAATTCCTTCGGGATTACGCCAATACTCTGGAGCTTGGCAATCTTCTCCCCGGAGGCTTCCATGAGAAGGCGCAGATAGCCCTGGTGTAATTGACTCCCGCCAGGGGCTTGCTTGATCTGCTGGGTTGCCTCGGCAATGACTAAGTCTTGGAGGCGCAGATACTCAGCCATGTAGGTCATGGCCTCTTCAGGGCTGATAGCGGCAGCAAGTGTTTGCTTGGCTTTGGCCCGCAGCTTTCGGAGCGACCCAACCTTACAGCCTAAGTCTTGCGCCAGCTTCCCCTCGGGTAAGGCGGCATACTCACCGGTCTTCTCCAGCCAGAGCACGACCTCTAGCCGTTCTTTGGCTCGCAGCTTCGCCCCGAGACGGGCCCGTGATAAGAGTTCTTCCGGTGTATAAAGAATAGCGGCCATAAAATGCCAGATGGAAAGCCGGGCGACCTCCCATCTGGCTGAGGCGAGAATGGTCAGCAAACCGCGTTAGACCGTACGGTCTCTATTCTTTATTCTAGAACGCGAGGCAGGCCAAAGAGCGCGGGCCCTTATAACTGCTTATAAGTAAAGGACTTACTTACGTTTCCTTAGGCAGGACGGACAGACAAATTTCCCTAAGCGCTTCCCGGGTTTGAACTTCTTAGCGCAAATCAGACAAATGAACTCGCCTTTGGCCCGCAGGGTTAACACGCATTTGGTGCAGATTGCCTTGGCCTGTTTTGCTTTGCAGCGTTTACAGATCCGCACCACCCGACGTTTGCCTTTAGGTTTAGGCTGGGTGTTCTGCAGGCACCACGGTTCATGGCCGTTAAGGCGCCCGCAGCAGATACACGAGGGGTCAGATTTTGGTTGGGGATCTGGCCGAATAGGCTTGGCCTTGGGCGGGCGCTTGGAAGGGATGACCGTGATTTTGCCGCCCCGGGCGAGGTATTCTTCGACGGTCTCTTTGCGGACCGTCATCATCCTGCTTTGGCTCGGGCCTCGCGTACACTCATGGGAAAGAAGAGCAGAGACTTCCGCTGGCCTTGGGCGAATGGAAGTTCTTGCCGGATATGCTGGCACTTATAGCAGAGGAAATGATCGGGGAATGCCAAGTATTCGTGCCGACATATAAAGACCGCCTCGGCATATACAATCTTAGCCATGGCTGCTTTACCAGTTCTTGCGCGGGTAGACACCGATTTGGACTTCTTGGGCAAATTTTTTGAGGGCGGCCCCGGCCCGTCCCTTGAGCGCCTCTTCGAACAGCGCAAATTCAGAGGCGATCTTGTCATGGATAGGGCAATAGCCAAAGGCGCTGGAGGGCTTGGCTATCGCAGGACAGGGCTTGTAACGGCAGGGCTTGTATTCCAATTTATTTTATTGGACAACTGCAGACAATAAAGAATATTATACCATCGGCCGTGTTGGATGTCAACTGGGGGACTCTGCGACCTCCCCCAACGCTCTGGGTGGATCGTCTGGCCTCGGTCGAGTCCTCACGCTGATCGGTCATTTAATCCCTCCCAAGACGCCCATGCTTCGCAATCCACATACGCCAGCACTCACAGCCGGGGCGATTGATGCCAACACGCGGTTTACGGATTGCCTTGTAGGTCGGATGCTGCTTGCATTTCATCGGTTCGTTCTCCTGGCGCTTGCTCGTGGAGACGGCGCAGCAACCAGTTCATATCCTCTGCGGCCATGCGCCGAGAATATTTCTGGTATTCCTGCCATCCTCTCTCGAATATGACATGGCACTATCCCTCTCGTGGGTGACGCAGGACAGTGATATCTATGTTGCCGCAGTTGATGTCCGTTCATCGGGCTGAAACCGCACGGACAGAACTCCCAATCAGTCATGACAGCGGCGATCCGCGCCTCGGGTGAGTCCTCACGCTGATCGGTCATCGGTCGTTCTCCTGCGATGGGGCGGTGTCCGTGTCTGGAGCAGTCAAACACCGAGCGCAGACTGTTCCGGTCGGAATGTGCTTCATGGTGCCGCAGAATACGCATCGCTGAAGATCCGGCGGTTCGGGGAGGACGGCGCGGGTCTCTGCTGGCTCCAACGTGCCGCATTCGCGCGAGTAGGCCAAGAACTTCTCGACCTTCTCCTTCTTCGCATCGATCCACGGTCGCAGCGCAGAATGCGCAGGTATACCGATGTCGAACCCGAGCAGTTCCAGCACACCGACCAAATCCGCAAACTCTTGAAGGATGCGCTGGCGGTTGTCCATCCCCTGCCCCGGCTGCACCTCGGTGCCGCCAAACCGCACGGCCTTCGAGCACCGTTGGGCGATCTCGACGCCTTCCTCGCCAGCAATCGTGTAAAGGTGTTCATCGCGCGTCATTTCGACTCCTCTGGGACGGCGCGGGACGGCCCCTCGGCTGCTCCCTTGCCGTGTTGCGGTGCGTTCGGCCAGTCGCCGCACACACGACAGCTTGCATCGTCAACGTCAGCCTTGAAAGCGTGCATGTCCTTCTCGACTGCTCCCTTGAGCGCGACCCTTAGAGTTTCATCGGCTGAAAATACATAGCCATTACAGCCGCACTGATGACGGTTCGGGAAGACATGAACACATTTTCCGAGTGGCGTGGCGTGCATATGTCGATGATGCCCACACCTACAGATTTCAGGTGTCGTGTCCTTCTCGGCTGCTCCACCGGGAGAGCGGACGGCGCGGGATCGCCGGAGCACAGCTTCGAGGTCGTCCGCGCACAGACGGGTGGCATACGCGGCAGAGTCCTGTCGGTCGAAGTTGGTCACGTCGGTCGCCGCAGTTGCCCG